AATTTAAAACAAGGAATGAATATGACATTTGTAGATTTAACTTTGCACAATTAACCGCTTTAAGAGTATATTAATTTTTGGACTCCCTCCATATATAGCAGGGAGACCAAAAGGAGAAATCAATGAGTTTCTATCTGAGTTATGATAGAACAATGTATTTTATCTTATTAATATTCATCTGTCAATAGCTGTGACATGTCAATATCTGCGAAAGATGCATTTCTTCTACTATAAGATATTTCAATAGCATCTATTAGCGTGTCAATAATATCATCATTCTTACTATTTGGAAAACTTGAATACTCACCTAAAAAGTCATTTAAGTTTGGTAAATCTTCGGCAACAAATAAACCATGTATCTCAATATATCTCGTTATATTTTCTGCTCTAAATACTTTGTCAGTATTTCTCTCTACTTCTACAACCATGTATCCATCATCTATAAGTCGTTGAAACATATCTATACCACTTGCCTTTTGCTCGATATACATTCCGTCAAATGGATATTTATAATTTTTATCATAAAATGATTTAGCCGTTACTTCACGCTCTCGACTTCTAGGTTTTCCTCTAAACATATCTATATAATATAATTTATTTTCAAAGAATCCGAAAGCACTATAAACTGTATAATCATTTTTTTCTTTATCTTTCAATGCACTATCTACTGTTATCAAATATCTTTCAAAATCTATGCTTTCTATTACATCACGACTTATATATTTAATCCATTCACTTTTAAATATGTTTCCACCTTTGATAATAGGATTCTGTTGAAATTGAGAATAATAGTATGATTCATTCTTTTCTTTAATAGTCATTAATTTCTCATACGGATAGAAATCTTCCCATAAAGAAATTTTATTATCTTCATCTATAATAGATACCTGGATAACTTCCCAATCGTTTAAATCTCCGAACTCATCATTTAATATACATCCAACTAAATCGTTAGTATGTAATCTTTGCATAATAATAATAATTGGAGTGTCAGGTTTATTTTTTCTATTTGATAAAGTTGTTTCGTACCAGTCTTTTACTTTTCCTAATTTTAAAAGGCTATCTCTATCATCTGGTTTAAGTGGATCATCTATTCCTATAAATCCTCCCCACCCATCATTTTTTAAACCTGCACCAAATCCAGTTATTTGACCGAATGATGAAACAGCATATAACCCACCGTCTTTATTTGTTTTCCATAACTTCTTAGCTGTGGAGTCTTTTTTAGTTTCTATTCCAAATAACTGTTGATGTTCATTACTTCTTATCATGTCACGAATTGATTGAGAATTATTTGTAACTAGGGTGTCTGAATATGAAGTCATTATGTTTTTTGATTCTGGGTGCTTAGTTAAAGTCCACTCGCAGAATGTATTTAGTATTTCTGTTTTTCCACTTCTTGGAGGCATATTAATTATAAGGTTCTTTGTTTCTTGTTGATATACTCTTATTAAAGCTCTACATACTTTTAAATGAAATTCTTTTAATATTATTTTTGAATTATATTTTGTCTTAAAACTCCATCTCAAGTATCTAGTAAAATCTTGTAATAATATTTCTCTTAAAGCATAATCATTAATACTCATCTTCAAATACTTCCAATGTATCTTTGACAATTTCTTGATTAAGTTCTATTTGCTGCACTCCTAAATTATTTTGAGTATTTACATTTATGTTTTGATTAGCATGTCTTTGGTTAACTCCTAGCGTGATACTTGCTTTATCAATAGCTTCAATATATTCTTTTGCACTTTTAGAATCTAAAGACATTTCTTTCTTTTCTATTACTTTGCCTTTATCATCTTTTATTTCTATTTCTTCACTAATTGTTTTATCTATATTATTGAGTATCTTTTCTGTTAGATTAAATACTAATCCTCTCCTTCTAGTTTCTTCACTAATTATATTATCAGCTATTTCCAATATACGAACATCTTGTTCGATTAAGTTCGCTTTTTGTTCGTTTACCTCAATACTTCCCTTAATATAGGTTTTTACTTGTTCGGATTGAGTCCATTTTTCTTTATTTATTTTTTCGCTTAAAGAAGATTTAGGACACTCAAATTCTAATACTATCTGAGCTTGGCTCATTCCTGCTTCATAATGCTTTTTTATATCTTCCCAATTGTATTTAGTTGGTCTTGCCACTGCCTACCCCTTAAACCCATCAGAAGTTTTAATCGCACTTGCTATGTAAACTCTCTCTAATTCACAATTACATTTAATACAAAATTCTTTCCTACTTACTTTACTTATTGCTTTGTTAATCTCTATTTGAGTTTTGCATGTTTTGCATTTATAAACATAAGTCATTTATTATCTCCTGTTTTCATTCCTCAACCCTTTTACTCTCATGTATCAATTGTAAAACTAAAAGTACCATGAAAATTATAAATTCTAGTATCATCTAATTTCCTTTTTTATATTATACCATAACCCAAGTTATAGCTTTCTTTTCCATCTTCTTTTAATTTTGTCTCCATCTGCTATTAGCACCTTATTTTCTCTTATAAACTTACGCATCAACTTTAACTCTTGCGGTGTGTAATCTCTTATTCCTAGAGTTTGTTTATCTTCTGTGTTTGTGTGATATTGTTTTAGGCTCATTGTTTAATCCTTTTTATTTAAGTAATTAGATATAGTATCTAATTTATGTTTTGCTAAATCAAACCGAACTTTACCAGTTATTGTAGAGCCTAGTTTAAAATGATTTCTTGCGCACATAAGCATAAATATTGCTTCATCAAATACTTTATCTCTATTTAGTTCTATACAAGTTTTTAATACTCTTGAAGTAGGAGGAATACTATAAAATTGATTTCCTTCTTTTATAAAGGTAATTTTCTTAATTGATGGTAACATTTGGACTTCTTCTTAATTCATCAAAAATTTTGTCGGTTTCTTCTTTTATGTTACTAGAAAAATATTCTCTCCAAAAAAATAAACTTTTTATTTTAATGCTATACATCCAAGTTTTACCTCTTAGATATTTTTCTTTTCTGGTATAAGCCATCATTTCTCCGTATTCTTTAAATAAATTAAACATATAAATACTATTGTAAGGTAAGGAACTAAAATATAGTAAACCAAACAAACAAAAGTATTAAATCTCCATTCTAATGTTAAATCTTCTAAAAGCTCTCTGATTAGATAATCTTCATAATTTTTTTTATAAAGATATTCTAGTGTTATGTAGCTTATTAGATATATTATTATTGCTGTTATCATCTTTATTCCTTTGGTATAAGTTTAGCTTCTTTATCTGTGTATGGTCTTATACCTAATACTTCTCTATCTTCTATGTTTGTGTAATATTTTTTTAAGCTCATTTCATCACCTCTCTTAATTTTTTATTCCACTTATTAATCTTCATCTCTCTATTGCCTCTTTGTGAATAAGCGTTTTTATTGTTTACTATTCTTTTTCGTTTACTTGCAATTAGTTTCATTTGCTTTTCCATTTATTGCATCCAAAACTTGATACTAAATGATCTTCTGAACTACATAGTTGTTTATCATAAATTCCTTTTTGGCAAGTTCCTATTATTTCATTTTCGAAAGTAAAGTATTTACAATTATCACATATTCTACTTTCAAAGTCATCATAAATACAATCAATAGTATCGTGAATAATCCCCCATGCCATATAGTTATCTATTCTAGGTATATTATCATGTGCCTGTTCTCTACTCATATCCATCTTTTCTCCTTCCAATTCCAAATTAAAGGCTTCACTTCTCTATTGTGTAAAGCCTTTGCTATTATTTGTTTTATCATTTCCATTCGTTGGTTTTCTCTTAGGTGTTTAGGTGTCATTCTTGTATTCCTATTACTTTTAAATCATATTTCTTGGATTCATCTTTAAAATCCTTATTTCTCCACTCATATAAAGAATCTGGACATATTGAATTTAAACTATTTATTTCAAATGCATTAATCGATAAATCAATGCAAAAAATAACTACATATGCTTCGCCCTCAAAATTAAAAATACTACCACCTCTTCCATCTTCTGATAAACTAGCAAATATTTTATTGCCTTGAATATCGAGCATATCCGGAAAATGTATTGCTAAGGTTGATTCATCTATCTGGTAATCTATCCAGTCCCGTGTTTGTATCCATAATATAACTCCCGTGTCCGTACATGTTTTAAGCCAACCGACAACATATTCATTACTATCAATCATTTTTGCTCTATAAATTGGTATCATCTTAACTCTCCTTTAAATAATTTAATATCATTTCACTTGTAAACTCTTGCTCTTCTCTTAACTCGTGTGCTTTTATCTAAAAACTTGTAAATCTTTGTAACTATACTTTGATGGAATTTCAAAGCTAACTTTATCTCCACCAAATGTTGCACTATTCCAATATGGCTTAATAATATTTATCAATATAACTTCAAGTATATAAGCATCACTTAGAGTATCTGTACAAATATAGCTAAAACCATTTACTGATACTCTACTACTTATTGATATTGGTATTCTATTTTTTAAATTTTTAGAAACTCCTACATATACAACCTCTTCATCTTTATATAATAGATATACTCCATGCTCATTTTTCAAATCATATAATTCTTTAACTGAATCATTATTAAAACTAGATAACTGATTTTTATTTATTGCATAGTTTACTTGTGCTTTTTTATTTTTCTGTCTTAATAAAAATTCAGCATAGTATTTTTTATACATATCACTTGATATATTATATTTCTTCAATATATCTTTTTTATTACAAAGCATTTTAATATCTTCAAATACTAATTCGTTAAACTCTCCCATTATTTTATCTTCTTTATCTTCTCAATTTCACCTTCACAAGCCTTAAGCGTATTAGTAAACCTTTTAAGCGTCATTCTATCCCAAGAAAGAGTTTGTTCTTCTGCTGGTGTTCTATGCTCTTTAAAAGCTAACTTTGCTGTTTCTTGGTATAGTTTTTCTAGTTCTGTTCTAAAATGGTTTAATAAATCTTGTTCCATCTAATCTCCTTTTGTTCTATTTAAATTTTACCAAAACCCAATAAATATTTAAAGGATTTTGGTGTTTATCTTTGTTTATTTTTGGTTGTTGTTACTTTTGGTATCAAAATCGAATAAATTATAAATACTATTAACTGGCTCAATTTTTGATATTAAAACTTCATGGCATAATTCATTAGGTATAAAACTTCTTTCATATGCTCCTTTTCTGCCTTGTGTTCCAGTTTTGCTACCTCTTGGTGCTGATTCATGGTGGCAATGTTTAATTCCATTTCTAAAATTATGACATTCAGGTCTTGGAGTCCAACCTTTATTATTAGTCCATATATCAGTTGGCTTTGCTCTGTTATCTCCATATTGGCAATACCAAACTGTATGTCTAATTGGTTGAGATAACATCCATGTCATTTTTCTAAGTCCACCTCTTGGATTTTCTATATAATATACTAGGTTAGGATTTAAAATTTTCAACTCTTCTATTAATTTAAGTAAATGTTGATTTATAATATCGCATTGTCTAGCATATTCAGTTTTTCCACTTCTATCTTCTTTATTTCTATGAGTTGAAATAGCTGCAATAGTATATGTCGTGCAATCAGGAGAAGCCCAAATTATATCAGGAATAAAAGGTATATCAGATATTTGTAATTTACCTATGTCTATCTTCAAATCTATATTATCAAAATCTCCCCAATCTACACTAAATACTTCATAACCTAGTTTTTCTGCTTCTTTTCCTATTGATCTACTACCTGCAAATAATTCTAAGACTTTCATAATCTCCGCTTTTCATTAAACCAAACGCATTCACACTCTTTCAAGCACTTAGCGCTATCTGTAAGCACGCTTTGGTCTTTCAATTTCAACTTGCAGTAGCCTTTGAGGTATTCTCTGCAAGTTGTACAGTTTACTTTTTGTGGTTTTTCTTTAGCCATTAATCGAATAAATTCCTACCCTCTTGTTTTCTCTTTTTAAATTCTAAATACTTTTTATAAGCATCTGTTTTATGTTGAGTAAAACTTAGACCTTTCATCCAATAATCATTTCTTAGTAATGATTTGCAAACTCTTCTCCATGATGGAACTTTTTTTGACATTTCAAGACTTAGTTCTGCTTCATCTGGTATACCATCTGGATATCCTCTCTTCTCCCACCAGTCACAAAAAGTATGTATTTTAACTGTATAGTGGTCTTTTGTTTGAGGTGGTAATGATTCTAAAAATAACTTTGCAAAACTTTTCCATGTATGACCATTTGGTTTAGTAATTTTATTATATCCGTTAATGTTTCCACTTTCTTGAACATATAAAGCCCCACTATTTGCACCAGATACCCTAGAGACTACTTTTGCCCATGTGTTTGGTTCTATTAAATGGAATAGCCATAAGCCTCTTCTTTGGTCATCTCCATAAGGTTGGCAAATTCTTTGTAGTGATAGATTTAATCCAGCTTTGTTCATTAACTCATATAAATGGTTATATCTTTTTTCTTTGAATTTAGCATGATAAGTCCAAATATCTTGCACTCTCCAATCATAAATAGGATAAAGATTAAATACATTTTCAGTTACTTTTGTGCTGTATTGTTTATCTTTAAATTTAATCTTTTTATTACTTGCTATTGTTCTAAATCTATTTAAACTTTCATCAGAACGAATACCAACTAAACAAGCTGTTCTTTTCCCTTTACTGTACCATTCTCCAAATAAAGGTACAAAATCTTCAAATTCCATATCATATTTAAAAAATGGGAAATAATTTTTATCAGTAATTGCAATATCTGGCGGAGTTCTAATCCAATCTTCTTTTTTATCTTCTGCCCAACAAGTCCATTTTGGTTCGTATACACTTACAGCATTTCTTAAAGCAATAGGTAAACAGCACCAGTATACTTCTAAAACATCTTTATACTCTTCTATCATTTTTAATGCATGTTCTATTGTTAGTTCATATTGTCCTTCTAAATCTACAAGCAAAAGACCTATTTTTCTATTTCTTCTTCTTGCTTCATCAGCTACAATATGTAGCATAGTGGTACTATCTTTCCCAGCACTAAATGATAAATATATTCTTTCAAAGTTATCAAATATAAATTCTGTACGTTCTATACTTGCATCATATACATTTTTATTTAATCCTATTTTTCCCATAATGTGCCTTTTATCATATTTCTATATTGCCATTCTTTTAATATTTTTTTAGCTGTTTTATTTGCTGATAACTGGTCAAATTCATCTATATAGCTCCATGCTAACCTAGTTACAAAAGCTGGTGTATTATTCGCCAAACAGCAAGAGCTTTGTCCTATATAAGCTATTTTATTTAAAGATGGGTCAGTTAAATTTTGTTCACAACTAAAAAACCATTCATTAATCATTCTTTTAGCGTATTTATAAAATTCATCTTGATTACTTAATAAGTTTACACTTTTTTTAATATGCTCTTCTGTATTTTCACATGTTGTATTATAAAAGCCAAACTTATAATCTTCCCATTTTGAGAAGTGATGAAAAATTTGTTTACTCATCTTCTAAAATCTCTGCTTCCCAAGCTTCTGAAAACTCACTATTTTGGAATGCTTCAAGTAATCCAGTTATTTGGGATAATCTTAAAACTTCATCTTGTTCCATTCCTAATTCTTTTGATATTTTTTTGTCGCTCCAATTTCTTTTTTTCAAATCAAGTACAATATCTGCCATTGCTTCAACTCTATGTTTACCTCTTGCTCTATTATGTCTAATTGTAGAAGCTATACGGTCATTTTTACCTTCTCTATCTTCTGCAACTGCAACAATAGGTAAATATCCATGTATTCTTTCTTGAATGTCTTTACACTCTTTTCCTACTCTATGTCTATGAAATCCATCAATAACTTCATTTTCTGTAATATCAGAATGAGCCCATGTTACAATAGGTTGAGTATATCCATCACTTGCAATTGATAATCTTAATAATTCCATTTCTGGTGGTGCTACTGTATTAGGGTTGTAGTCATTTGCTCCTACACTATCATTTTTAACCCATTTAACAAAATCTACTGGCTCATTTTTGAACGGACTTATGTTATGTAACTCTTCTCTAATAAAATTTAAAGATTCTATTAATTCATCTTTATCTAAAGTCATAAGTTTTGTAATCAAAACCTTTGTTTCTATTTCTATATCTTTTATCATAAATCTTTCCTTTTTGTTTGTTAAGTAATCATAACCCACATCAAAAATAAAAGCAAGTAATTAGCTTAAATATTTATTTTTATTTGGAGTTATGTTACTATTAGTTACTTTTATAATTCTATCGGCATATCACATTGATACTCTGTTATTATTGGCCCGTTACTATAAATAAACCTACTCAATGGATTATCTATTGAATTATGCTCTCCCCTGATTTTGCATAATTTTTCAATTCCCATATTATCTTTTATAATATCGAGCTTAATTTTGTCTTTTCTACTTTCATCTAAAACCATTTTATCTTCTTTATCTTTTACGAAATATCTTCCTATTTGCCATGCAGCTCTTGCACTATCTGAAATCGTGGATGCCCCTCTTGCTCCGTTTTGTGCTTTAGAACTATGATGTAAAACTAGTGTAACTGCATTTGTTTTAACTGCAATATGTGTTATAGCATCTCTCACTAGTACATCCATATCATCATTTGAATTTTCATTTAAGCTATGGAATCTTTTTAATGGGTCTAAAATAATATATTCAATAGAGTTATTTAAACAAAAGTCTATTACTTCATCTATATAATCAAAATTAATTGTATATCCGTCTCTATTTTGTCCTACCCATTTGATTCTGTCATCATTGTCTAATGTAATAAAATGAATTCTTTCAAGTATTTGCATACTCATACCTAACTTATTACATATTATTTTAGCTCTATCTTTTATCTCATTTATTCCATCTTCTGTAAAAAATGCTAACCCTTGTTTTTTTGGATTTAATTTTAGCCATTTAATCATAGAAGTTAAAGCTATACCACTTTTTCCACTTCCACCCCTACCCGCTAAAACATTGTAAGCACCTTTTATCAAAGGGATATAATCAAGTCCTACTTTCTCCATTAATACAGCTTTTATATTTTCTGCCTTGTTTGGTTTAAAAAACCTATTACTTTCACTTTTAGGTAATAATAAAGTACAAATTTGAACATCAATTTTATGTATTTGTAAATCAATTTTTAACTCTTCAATAACATCGTTTAAATAATTTGCTTTTGCTTTTTGTGAAAGTAAAGATTGTTTTTTATCTTTCAGCTCTTCTATCATCTAACACTCCTAATGTAATCTGCATGGTTTATCTCTTCTAATTGTCTTACATAACCTTTCATTGTGTGAAATGTAATAGGATTTGCAGATAAAACATCTAGCCATTCCACTTCATTTATGCTTATTTGCTTTGATACGAAATTTAGCACTGTTATCTCATCATATGGCATATCATCATTTGATAAGTTAAATATTGCCTTTGCTATTAGTTTATGAGTTCTGTTGGCTTTAAATAGATTATATGGTATCTTATAGTCAAATATTAAGTCATAATCTTTTTCACTTAGTAAATCTCTATAAAGGAAAGTTGCTAATATTGCTTTTTCTATTGGTAATCTCATAATTCGTTACCCCATTCATCACATAAAACATTATCTCTTTTTTCTTCTTGCTTATATACTGTATTATAATCCATCATATAAGCTGTAATTCTCTGTGCAAATTCTTTTTTATCTAGTTGATGTTTAATATAATCATTCATTAGCTTTTCTTTATCTTCTATCTGTTTAAATAATTTCTCTCCATCTTTAGTTTTAGTTACTTTAGATTTAATAGATACTTTAGCTTTTAACTCTTCCAAAAAAGAATCAAACTTACTATTTTTATTCTTATCTAATTGTTTCTTCTTAATACATGTTGGTTTTCCCAAGTTGGGATTTTCCACATTTGGGTTTTCCAAATTAGGCTCGTCATTTAAAAAGTAAGTACCACTTCCATTATTATGTTTAGTATAAGTTATATAGCCATATTGTTTTAATTCATTCATGGCTGATATAATACTTGCTTCTCCATCTTTTTGTTGTGTAGCTATGCTTTTAATGGTAAAATTCCAATCTTCTGACATAGAAAACATATAGCAGAATAAGCCTTTAGCTTTAAAAGAAATATTGTTATCTCTTAAAAAGCTATTTGATACTTGTGTAAATTTTGATTGTCTTTTCTTTATATTATTAGTCATGTTATCCCTTTAAAAGTTTCTATCTGATTTTTTAGGCATAGGGACAGCAGGAATATTCTTAAGAAACGACATATTATATAAATCAAAAGTTTCTTTACTACATCTTTGAATAGCTTTATTCCAATTTGTTTTTAGCCAATTTTTACCAGTAACGGTCCATCTTAGACTTAAATATGTTTTATCATATGCATCTGGGCTTGTTTCTTTAATAGTAGTAAGATTATATGATTGATACCTAGAAGTTAAAGCATAAGTTCCATTTTGATAATATAAAACATTTGCTTCTACTAAAATCTTATTAAAAAGTTTAGCTGATATGTTAAAGTCTTTTGCTACTTGTGTAGCTGTATAACTATTCTCACTATGCACTACATTAGAAATAAACTCATTTTTCTTTTTATTTTCAATTTGTAAGAGTTCTTTTTCTTCTTCTGCTTTTACAACCATTAATGCTAATTCTTTTGCAGATGGTAAAATACTTTTTTTCTTTTCGACTTCTACAAAGTATTTTCTTATCTTGTCACCTATTTCGTTATTTTCCATCATGGCTATCATTTTTGCACAATCTAGGGAAATATAATATTCAATTTTAGGCTTATTCCCTAAATCACTTTTTTGTGAAATAGAAATCCAGTCTAAATCTTTAGTAAACCTTTCTAATCTCCCTTTTGCATAATCAGCAAATTGTCTTTTAGATTTTAATTTATTATGTAAATCTCTTAAGTTAACAGAATTAACTTCTGCACCGTTAATTTTAGTTTTGTTGATTTGTATTAAATCGGTCATTTAACATTGGTACTTTCATAAATTTAGAAAATTACATCTTATAGAATATATAAAACGAGTTACCAGTCCGTTGTATAGTGATTCTTAGTAAAGTTCTTTAAGGTTATCACACTAAGTGTAACCTTGGACTGGTAACCTTAAAAAACTTATACTCACAAAGAGGGTATTTAAACTTTATCCCAGTTCCTCTTTGCTAATTAAAAAAAACGATTTGTATGAAAGTGTATTATAACTAAATTTTGTTAAATTGTCAAATTACATAAAATTTAGTAATGTCTTTTCTTCTGCAATT